AGCTCGTTGTAACGCTCGATCTTGACCCCGATGTCGGCTTCGGTGCCGTCGAGCCCGGCGAGCTCGGTCGTCAACGCGGAAAGCTCCGACTGGGTGTTCCCGGCGCGCAGGGCGAGAACGACGATCTTGTCGGCGTCGGTCAGGCCGTCCAGCTGGTCGACGACATCGTCAATCGACCGGTCAACCGCCTTCGTGTCAGCGTCGACGGTGACGGTCGGGTCCAGCTTCTCGACCTTCGCGGCGTCTTTGGCGACGGCGTCGAGCGTGTCGGACGCCTTGTCTTTGGCGACGATGTCGAAGTTGACTTCGCGGGCCATCAGGTCACCAGCCGGCCAGGATGTCGTCGAGCTCGGCGGCGAACACGGTCGGCACGATCTGTTCGGCGCGGGCCACGACCTTGTCCCACGCCCCATGGCCGCCGGTGCCGGGGTGGCGGACGGTCATCTTGCGTTTCTTGCCGCGTTTGCGGCGGCGGATGTCGTGCGCGTCGGTGCCGGCGGTGGCCCACACCCACGGCCCGACCGGGACACCTTGGATGCGCCACACCTTCACCCCGGCGGCCTGGCCGGGGAACTGGCGGTCGACGGCGCGTAGGCGCAGCGGCCGTTTCTTGTTGCCGGACATCGTCCCCCCGATCCGGGCGGCGTCGGCCTTGATCGCCTTGACGGTCGGCAGGATCGCCCGGTCCGGGAGCTCGCGCAGCTGCCCGGCGAGGTCGCGCAACGCGACCGACCCGGCGGCCACGGTCAGGCCGCGTCAGTGTCAGCGTCGGCGGCGGCGGTGAGCGGGACGACGGCGGGCACGGCGACATCGGCCACGCCTTGGATCGGCATCGACACCGGCCCGGCGATCGACGGAACCCCCATGTCACCACCGAGCGCGACGGGGACGATTTCGACCTGCCCGGACACGGTCAGTTCGGGGATGTCCCCGACCGGGATGTACGAGAACCATTTGATCTGCCCGGCGTTGGTCCGGCAGTAGTTGGCCAGGCCACCGCCTTCGGCCGTCCAGTCCTGCAACCAGGTCAGATCGAGCGTTTCGGGCACCGGGAGGTTGAGCGACTGGGTTTCACCCTGGCAGCCGGTCGCGCCGATCGTCGTATACGTCGGGGTCGGGGTCACCGTCGCGTTCTGGATCTGACACTTGTAGTCGGCGCCGGTCGTCAGCCCGGCTTCGGTGTCAGCGAAAATCAGGGTGATGTCGTTGGGCTTCAACAGGGTGACGGGCATGGTCGGTGGCCTTTCAGCAGAGCGGCACGGAGCCGGTAACGGTGACGGTGTAGGCGGGGGCGGGCGGGTCGCCGTAGGTCCCCGGGGCGGCGGACACGGCGACCGGGGCGAGCTCGTCGATCACCGCCGACGCGGCGGTCAGCAACCAGTCGAGCGCGGCGGCGTTGCCCGGCGGCGGGTGGATCGCGACGATCGGGAACTGCACGTCGACAGTCGGGCCGCCGATCACCGCGGCGAGGATCGACGGGGCGGCGACCAGCACGACCGGCGGGATCGCGGACGGGTCGCCGGTCGTCACGATCCCGGCCGCGTTGAGCCGGTCGATCACCGCCTGACGGGCGCCGGCGAGGTCCAACGGGATCATCGGCCGCGCGCCACCTGCCAGCGACGCAACCGGGCGGCGGTGGGACTGACCGGTGCGTCGACCGCGGCGCGGCCGATCCCCAACAGGCGTTTGATCTGCCCCATCGCGCCGACGACGACCGGGCCGGCGGCGAGCTCATCGAACGACGCGAACGAATCCGCCGACGCGCGTTCGCGGTACAGGGCCACCGCGTACAGGACCGTCCCCAACTTGACGTCCGACGACGGGGCGATCGCCGGGTCGTCGGTGTAGCCGGCTTCGGACCGTTTGCGTTGCGCCCACGCGTCCGCCGCGGGGACGACCTGGTCGAGCCAGGCGACGTCGATCACCGTCGTCGCGCCGAGCGCGACGGTGACGTCGGCGGCGGTGATCCACGCCATCAGACCAGCGGCTGCGTCGTCTTGACCAGCGCGCCCGGGTACTGCACACCCATCGCCCCGTAGCCGTACACGGCGAGGTCCAGTCCCAGCTTGCCGACGTTGACGGCCTGCAGGGTGTACGGCACGCCGGGCGTGTCGTACCAGGTCGCCGCCGATGCCGAGCCGAGCAGGTAGGTGCGGGCGGGCAGGTTCGGGTCGTAGAACATCGTCAGGCCACCGGCGGCGCCGGTCGTGTCGAAGTTGCCGAGATCGAGCGACGCGGTCCAGAACGCGGGGGCGTTGTCCTGCGTCACCGGGATCAGACCCGACGCGACATCCCAGGCGACGGCGAGGAACATCCGCCCGGCGGGGACGTTCGCCGGGTTGAGCGCACCGAACAGCTTGCCGATCACCTGCACGAAGGTGTCCCCGACGACGGTCGGGACGTCGGTTGCTGCGGTCATCAGGACCGTCGCCGCGTAGGTGTCGATCGTCGCCGCGTAGTCGACCGACGCGGCCCGGACGTATTCCTGCACGAACGACGGCGGCCCGAAATCGAGCGTCTGTTGGGAGATGTCGTTGCCGGTCGCCCATGTCTGCACCGGGACCGACACCGGGGCCAGCCCGACCGGGGTCGAGTTGATGTCGGCTTTCTCGGTCGCCTGCAGGCCGACTTGCGGTGTGTTCGTCCAGCGCAGGAATGTCTTGTTCGGGAAGTCGCCGCGTTGCAGGTCACCCTGGCGGACCACTTCGGTGAGCGGCGCGCCGTGAGACACGAGCTCGACGATTTCCGCCTGGTAGGCGGGGCGGTACATGCCGCCGACGTTGTTCGTCCCGACCATCGTCACGTCGGCCAACGCGGCTTCGACGGTGAACCGGGCCAGTGCGCCGGTCAGCCGGTTGCGGGCGTCGCGCGACCCGGCGCGGGCGGCTTGCAGCATCGGGCCGATCGCCTGCAACGTGAGCTCGGCGCCCGGACCGCGGCGGCCGGCGGCGCGGGCGGCGGTGACGGGGACCAGCGTCGGGCGGGCGGCTTCGAGCACCAGGGCGCCTTGTTCGGTGGTCTCGTCGTCGGTGGTCTCGTCGTCGTCGTCGTTGTCGTCGACGGGGTCGATCGGGGCGGGGGCGTCAGACATGGCGGGTAGGTCCTCTCTGGTTGGGGTGGCGGCGGTGACGGTTCGGACCCGGGCGCCGCCGTACGCGCCGTGAGTCAGCAGGGACAGTTCGGCCCAATCGGCGGCGACGACATGCAGGACCCCGTCGTCGTCGGTGTAGTGCTCGGACGGTTCGGCACCGACCGAAAACATGCCGAGCGCACCGTCAGCGGCGAGCACCAGGGCGTCGTCACCGTCGCGGGTCCGGGACAGGCGGGCGGTGGCGTCGAGCCGGTCGCCGTGGTCGTCGGCGGCGGTGACGATCCCGATCGGGCGGGTCCGGTCGTGGTCGCGCAACAGGACAGGCCGGGCCGACGCGTCGATCGAGCCGGGTTCGAAGATCACCTGACGGCCGTCCGACACCCACCCGGGCACCCCGAACGGGACGGCGGTCCCGGCGACGGTCCGCCCGCCCGGGGTGGCGTCGGCGGCGGTGACCGGGGTCGCGGGGAACGTGGCGTGGATCACGGCGCCTCCGGGTTGTTGGCGATCTGCATGTCGTTCGGGGACGGTTCGGCGCCGGTCCCGGTCGACGTGGTGAACGGGTTGCGGAGCCAGGCGTTGGCGTCGAGCCGCACCGACTGACCGCGCGGGACGACGTTCGGCCCGGACAAGGTCTGTTCGATGCAACCGATCAGGGGCAGGGCACCGAAGTCGATCAGGTCGGCTTTGGCCTGTTCGGCGTTCAGGTAGGTCATGCCGGTGCCGGCGGGGGCGCCGACCAGGTAGCCGGGGACGTTGCCCAACCGGGACAGTTCGAGCGCCTGGTAGGTGCGGCCTTCGATCAGTTGCATCTTCGACGGGTCGTAGGTGGCCTCTTCGTAGCGCAGGTACTTGTTCACTGCGGCGGTTGTGTTGGTCCGGCGGGCGTCGTTGAACCGGGCGGCGAGCTCGGACAGGTCGTCGCCGGATAGGTCCTCGCCGCCGTCCTGTTCCTGCAACCAGCCGGCGGGCACCTCGTTGCCGGCGAACCGTTCGGCGGCTTCGTCCAGCTGCAAGGCGATGGACACGGCCCGGTAGCCGTTGGACAGGATCCCGGGGATCGGTGAGAGGAATTCGACGACGTCGCCCGGGTCGACTTCTTCGCCGTTGACGGTGACGGTCCCGGCGTGGTCGACGACCAGGTCACCGGGTTCGATCCGGGCGAAGCTCGACGGGAACCGGCCGGTGCTCGACGCGTACCGGTCGACGATCAACCAGTGCGACACCCCGTAGAAAAACAGGTCGTCGGCGGTCCACGCGAGAATCCATTGGCGGGTGCGGTGCGGGTCGGGGCGGATCATCCAGCGGGCCAACGGGACCTGTTGTTCGATGATCGGCGCCCGGCCGTAGTCGACCGTCCAGAGGGTGAACGGCAGCGCGCCGATCGCGGAGCACAACAGGTCACGGCAGCGCGACACGGTCGGCAGGGATTGGGCGGCGTCACGGTCCCACCAGCCGGCACCGAGCCCGGTCACGTCGATCTGGATCAGGTTGTCGCCGCCGACCGCCAACGCCGGACGGGCGCCGACACCCGGGGTGCGGCGGGCGAGCTCGACCCGGCCGGCCGCCGCGGTCACCGTCGCCGGGCGCGGGGGGATCGGCCGGCGCAGGTCGCGCCCGAGCAGGGCGTCGAGCACCTGCCCCATGTCAGTCGCGGCGGCGGGCGTCGGCCGACGTCGCCTTGCGCCCGGCTTCGGCGGCGCGGCGGTTGAGCTCGTCCAGATCGACGTCATCGGCGGACGGGGTCGGGGCGGGGTCGTTCTCGTTCTTCGCGGTGGCCATCACCACATTGGGTGGTGAGTTACCGACATTCCGCAAGCGCGGGGCGCTGTACGGCCGTTAGAGCGTCCGCGGCCGTCCGCCGGTCCTACGGCCCATGACGGCCCGCGATCGCGCGGGAGGCGACGACGGGGGCGGGTCAGCGACGGCGATCGTCGCACGGCCCGCCGGGCGTCGGGTCGTCGCGGCCCACGCGGCGAGGGTGACGGCGACCAGCGGGGAGATGTCGACGTTCGATTTCGCCCGCGACCACAACCAGGCGTCCCCGAGCGGCCGGCGCGCCGCGCCGACCACGGCGACGTCGAGCGCGGCCTGGGAGCGGTGGGCGATGCGCCCGGCGGCGAGCAGATCGACGAACGTCCCACACGCCCGGGCGTGATCGGATGCGCCGACCGGGTCGACGGTCACCCCGACCCGGCCGAGCTCCGCGACGATCGACGCAGCAACCAGCGAATCCGCGACGACCGGCAGACCACGGCGACGCAACGCCTTGACCGCGGCGGCCACCCACCCGACCCCGGGACGATGCTCGACCACGTCGACCACGACCCGGTCCCCGACCAGCTGCGCGGCGGCGATCGTCGCCGCGGAGCGGTCCCCGGACACGTCCAAGGCGAACACGGCCGGGGTGACGACCAGTTCGGGGTGGGCGGCGGCGGCCCACTGGTCGAGCTCCAACGCCCCGGCGGCGGTGATCTGCGACGGGCGCGGCCACACGTTCAGGTAGGCACGTTCAAACGCGGCGTCCGACTCCCGGGTCGACCAGTCGTAGTCGAGCGTGTCGAACGCCACCCCGTACGTCGGGTGCGACCGGGCCCAGATCGCCGGGTCGGCCGGGTCGTAGTCCGGTGCGGACGCGTCGGCGCCGTAGTCGAAGAACGCGACGTTCGGGGCGCCGGACTCACCGAGTGTCAACCAGCGGTCCCACCAGGTCGACTCGATCGTCCCGCCGGCGGACACGATCCATTGTTGGCGCCACGGTCGGGTCAGTTGCGCCGGGCGCACCCCGGACTCGACGGCTTCGCCGCGTTCGATGTCGAAGTGCCAGGCCTCGTCGATCGTGGCGACGTCGGCGTTCGTCGAGTGGAGCGCGTCGGCGGTCGGGGCGAACAATTGCAACCGGGACGACCCGAACCGTTTGTGCAGGCCTTCGGAGCCTTGGGACTTGCGGGTGCGGTACAGGTTGGCGGGCAGGTTGTCGATCATCGGCAACCATTCGTCGCGGAACAACTTCGCCGCGGCCTCACGCTTGTGGGCGGTGTACCAGCCGCGCATCTCCCGGGTCAGGTCGAGCGCGGCGAGGTTGTGCGCCAGGTTCAGCGTGGTCTTGCCGGCGCGGCGGGGGACCGACAGGATCACCAGCTGGTAGTGAAACCCGGGGCGTCCGTCGTCGCGTAGTTCACCGACGACCGGGGCGACCTGCCATTGCCAGGCGAACGGCGGCGCCCGGCGTAGGCGGGTCAGGTGGGCGAGGGTGGCGTCACCGATCGTCGCCCGGGCCGGGTTGCGTGGCGTCGCGGATCGCGGCACGAAGCGCGTCGAGCTCGACGTCGACACCGTCACCGCCGATCGCCTCGCCGCGCAACTGCATCAGGACCGGGACCAGCTTGCCGGACAGGGCACCGACCGTGAACCGGGACCCGTCCGGGTCGGTGTGCTCGGCGTCGAGCGCGTCGGCCAGGGTCCGGGCGACCGCGATCAGACCGTCGTCGACGCGTTCGAGCGTCCCGGCGTCGCGTTGGGCCTTCAACTGGGCGTCGACCCCGCGACGGACCCGGGCCACCGGTCGTCCTGCCCGCCCCCCAACGCCGGGGAGGGGCAACTGGCCGGGATCGGGGCGTTTCGGCACGGATCACCGGGGACGATGATTACAGGCGCCGCAGGGCAGGGGACCGGCGGGAGAGAGACAGATGACTGCGGCGGGGTCCAACGTCACGCGTCCGATCCAAGACGGGCGAGCTCCGCGATCACGCGACGGCCGATGTGCTCGGTGTACGCGGGTGGGATCGCTTGCGACAACGACGGTTGCCGGATCGACCAGTCGATCCCGAGCGCGTCCGCGCTGTCCGCGCCATAGCCCTTCGTGCCCCCGCCACCGGGCGCGGTCCTGGTCCAGCCGCCACCGTTGCCGTACACACCGACCGGGGTTCCTTGCTCGGCGTGACGGCAGGCCGGGCGTGGGCCGAGCTCGACGTTGGATGCGAACAGGCGGTGACGTCGGACCCGGAGCCCGAACGACGACCCGCAGAGCACCAGCGACCCGGCAGGCATCGGCGCCCCGGGGACGTTCTCAACGATCCACGGCACCCCGAGCTCCCCGAACCGGGCAAGGGTCGGGGCCAGGTGGTCGGTGTGCGGATCGAACAGGCGTTGCTGCGGGCGTTCACCGGCGAGGGCGTGCAACCTGGTGAACAACTTGCACGGCGGTGACGCGTGGATCACGTCGAACCCGTCGAGCGGGAACGTGTCTGCGTCGTCGAGCACGAACGCGAACGGGTACTCACGTTGTCGCACGATGTCCACCCCGACAACGTCGAACCCGGCGCGGTGGTAACCCATCGCCGCACCACCCACACCGCAGTACAGGTCGAGCAGGCGCGGCCGGTCATGCACGCACGAACCCGGACCCGGGCGCCAGCGACGACACACGGCGGCGGCGGGTCGTCACCTGCTGCCCGCGGCGGCTGTTGCACCGGACGCAGCAGGCGACCAGGTTGGACAGGTCGAGCCGGTCGCCGCCTTCGGCCAGCGGGCGGACGTGGTCGACGGTGGTCGCCGGGCCATGGCACCAGGCGCAGCGGTGTTCATCCCGGGCCAGCACGACTAGGCGCACCTTGCGCCAGGCGTGGTCGTAGCCCCGTTCGGCAGCAGACCCGACCCGGGTCATCGGGTCACCGCCGGGTCTGGCGATAGCGGCGGACGTAGTCGGCCCACGGTCCGGGCTCGACGTGTCGGCGTACCGATGCCGGCCACCATTGGCCGCGCCCGGTCGGGGTGGGCACGGCCCGGGCGTTCAACGATCGGGCGATCGTCGTGTGGCCGTAGCCGGCGGCGAGCATCCGCCCAATCTCTGCGCGTGCTTCGACGTTCGGGCGCGGTGGCGTCGAGCTCGTCCAGCCGGTCAGGTACTCGGCGGGCAACTGCAACTGCACGGTTGCATCGTATTGCGTCGGTCAGTCGCGGTAGGGGAGCCACCCGGCGTCGACCGGTTCGGGCGCCTGGTCGAGCGTGTCGACCGGCGACAGGCGTCGCCGCCACTTCGACGTCGGCGCCTTCCCGGCTAGCTGCGCGGTGGCGCGTCGCATGTCCACCCGCGCTTGACACTCGGTGCATCGCCACTTGCCCGGCGGTGTCGGGCGATCGCCGCAATCGAAGCATGTCGCCACGACGGAAAATTATCCGGACACCCGTTCGACTAGACCGCGTGTTCATTGCTCGACCCGATCGGCGCCGAGCATGGCGGTCAGCTTCGCCTTGCCGAGCTCGACCTGATCCTGACAATCGGTGCAACGCCATTTGCCGGGCGGGCAGACACGGCCACACGCGCACGCGCCTTCTTCAACCCTTCTTAAATCTTCTTCCCCGCGCCGTGGGGCGCGGGGTATCGCGCCGTGGGGCGCGGGGTGGCGCGCCGTGGGGCGCGGGGTCACCCCGCGCCGTGGGGCGCGGGGTGTGGACAACCGGAAATCGATCAGCTGGTACAGGTTCGAGCGGCGGCCACCGCCCGGGGTGGTCGCGATCAGGCCAGCTTCTTCGAGCTCGGCGCGGGCCTTGCGGACGGTCCCGGGGTGTAGGTGCGCCTCGGCGGCGAGGGTTTCGATCGACGGGAAGCACAGACCTTGGGCGCCGACGTGCCCGGCGATGTACAGGTAAATCTTGTGAGCCGCCGGGGTGAGGGGCGGCAGGCACCGGGTCAGTTCACGGATGGTTTCCCAGTCGGTGACGTACGGGGCGGTCATGACGTGGCCCTGACGGTGGCGGCGTTGCGTTCGAGCAGGTCGACCAGCTGGTCCCCGAGCCGGGCCAGTTCGTCGGCTTCGATGAACCGGCGGGCGGCGAGGGCGTTGCCGTGCGCCCGGTCGACGGCGACCCGGGCGGCTTCGATCGTCAAGACGGCGTCAAAGGGCAAACGTAGTTGCGTCGCGTCAGCATTGGCGAGGGTGGTTGGGGGTACGGTTCGGTGCGTTGGCACAGGTCCGATTCCTTTCGTAGTTGGTTGGGTCGTCGACGGTGCCGACGAACCAGCCGAACGGGGCTAAACGTTCGGTTGGACGCGCACGGTAGCGGGCGCGGGGTGCTTGTTCGGAGCATCCCGTGCCCGCGCCGGCCGGGGTGCTCGGTTGGTGACATAAGTCCGGTTATGGGCGCACGGGACAGGCGTCGTGACCTGCGGTGATGCGACCGTTCGGACATAACGTGCGCCGTGGGGGGCGCGGCTGGACGGCGGTTGGTTCGGGGCGTCAGGGCCGCGGGGTCTGGACGGTGCGGGCGCCAGGACGGGTCGTGAAACCGCAGACCGTAGCCGACCGTTGAGCGTCCGTTTACCAGCGGGACGCGCCAGCCGGGCGGCGTGATCTTGCGAGTTAGCGTCGATACTCGATGAGGTTCGCCTACGCCGACCCGCCGTACGTGGGCTGCTCGGGCTACTACGACCACCCGGACTCGGCGCGCTGGGACGACCCCGCCGAACACGTCGCGCTGATGCACGCGATGGAAGCCGAGTACGACGGCTGGGCGCTGTCGCTGTCCACGCCGTCGCTCGCCGCCCTGCTGCCAGGCGCGCCCGAGGGAACACGCATCGGCTCGTGGGTCAAGCCGTTCGCCGCGTTCAAGCGCAACGTGCGCGTCGCCTACACCTGGGAACCCGTCCTGTTCCACCGCATCGCGCCACGGCGCGACGGCGAACCGGTCGGACGTGACCACCTGGCCGAGCCGATCACCCTCCGCCGCGGGTTCACCGGCGCCAAGCCCGAGCGGTTCGGCGACTGGTTGCGCGTCCTGCTCGGCTACCGGGAAGGCGACGAGCTCGTCGACCTGTTCCCCGGCTCCGGCGCGATCGGCGCGTCGTTCGACCGGCTGAGGCTGGACGTGTGAGCGGCGTGATCTTCGGACCTGAGCCACCGACCCGCTGCCCGCACGACCCGCCGTGCCGTGGCCTGTTCGCCCAGTGCGTCACCGACTGGCTGCAAGGCCCGTCGATCGGCAGCCCCGAGTCGCTGCGCCTCGGGCGGCTCGCACACCAGGCGCTCCACCCGACCCGACACTGCGACATCTTCGGGTGCACGGCGTGATCTTCGGACCCGAGGACGACCCGGACGACGACATCGTCGAGAACTGTCGGCTGTGGCTAGCCGATCCACTCGCAGTGAACTGGGCGAGCAGGGAAACGGTCCGCAGCCTCATCGACGAGATCGAGCGGCTACGTGCCGAGTTGTCATTCGCCAACGACTGCCTGACGAAGGCGTCGGGTCTGCTCGCTGGCGAGACAGCCCGACGATGCTGGTGCGGGCGATGAGCGGAATGATCTTCGGACGCGCAACCGCCCCCGACTCTGAGCACGGCGTCGGGGGCGGTTGGACCGGCCGTATGGACCCGATGCGCGACAGGCGGACGGCGGCCGTGGTTGTGCGAGCGAACGCTACTCAGGGGGTGTGACATCGTCGCCGGGGTCGTCGCGGCGGCGGAACATCCCGAACATGTGGCGGGTGAGACGTAGGTAGGCGATCGTCGCGAGGATCGCCCCACCGATGAACGCACCGGCGACGGTCAGGTTCGACCAGTCCCGGGCGAACATCGCCTACCCCTTGCCGGCCATGTCGTTGAACACCGTCGGATCAGTCGGGATCGCCGGACCGAACCGGGCTTCGAAGGCGGGTAGGTCGGGGCCGGCCAGGCCGGTCAGGCGACCGTCGCCGTAGACCAGCGCCGGTTGCCCGGTCGAGTTGTTGATGATGATGAACGGCATGTCGTCGTCGCCTTCCGGGGTCGGGGGGATGGGGGTCGGTTCGGGCAGCTGGTCGGCGGCGACGTCATCGCGGAACGGGTCCATCGCCCACGAGCTCGACCCGGCGGCGTACATCGACTGTCCGGCCGGGTCGATCTTGCGCCCCGGCGCCCACTCGAAATGGGCGCGGACCAGGTCGGTCGGGATCCCGTAGGCGGCGCACAGACCAGCGCACAACGCGACGTAGGCGGTCTGCTGGACGTGCGGCCACGGTTCGCCCACCCCGTTGTTCGCCGCTTCGATCCCGATCGCGTGGGTGTTCATCTGATCGTCAGGGCAGCCGCCCGGCCACGGCGCCGACCCGGAGCCGTTGGTGTTCGTCGCCCCGGCGGCGATCACCCACACGTCCCCGGTGCGGGACAGGTACAGGTTGGCCAACGGCGCGTTCTCCGACCCCGACGCGATGTAGCCGACATCCCCGTCCGGGTCGGACCCCGGGTTCGACGCGGTGTGATGAACCATGACGTGCGTCGGGCGGCCGCCGTCGTAGCCGCCCGACCCGCGGGCGCGCCGCTCCCACCCGTCGACTTCGACGACGACCAGACCGGCGGCGCGGCAGACGTCGGCCAGGTCGGTCAGGTACCTACTGCCCACCGGTAGCCACCTCGTCGGTCAGGGCGCGCAGCAGGCGGACCACCCCGTCGCGGCGCAGCCGGCGCCGGTCGGGGTCCGGTTCCCGGTCGAGCGCGTCGATCACTTGGCCGATGACGAACAGGCGCGTCGGGTACGGGTCCGAGGCGTCGTAGGCGTCCTCCGGGTCGACGTCACCGAACCCGGTCACGCTGTACCGTCCGGGACGGTGAACGACGACCGGTTGCCGACGTCGGCGTATGTCCTCGTCGCCGTGTTCGTCGTCCTCACCGTCGTGTTCATTGCTCTACTGGTTCTGTACGGTCCGCCGCCGCCGTAGCAGTCCCGGGCAGGTTGACGAAGTTCCCGAGCGCGGGGACTAGCGCCACCTCGATGAAGTTGAGGTCCGACGACCCGAGCGCGGACACGGTGCAGGTGTTCGTTGTCGCGGCCAGGTAGACGTCGGCGCCGGGAGCGACGGTCGGGGGGACGAACAGGAACGACGAATGGCTGATCGACACCTGGCTGCCAATGAAGTCGCACCGCCGGCGGAACTGCAAACCGGTCACCCCGGCCGGGGCCTGCACATAGCAGTCGACACCGGGGTCGGACCCGGCGACGCGTGACAGCAACAGGCCAACAGTGACGAACATCATCCGCGGATAGGCGACCGGCGAACCGAGCAGGGCGCCGGTCACCGGGGCCTTCGTCGTGGTCAGCACCAGGTTGGACACGCTCAACTGGCGGGCCTGCCATTGCACCGGGGCCAGCAGGGCGTTGATCTGCGCCACGATGTCGTTGATCGCCAGGCCATGCGCGTTGTGGTCCGCCGCGTGGGTGGTCTGTTGCGGGGTGGCGTCGGTTCGGTTGATCGCCTGAACGGGCGGGGGCCATGCCATGACGGGCTCCTAGGTGGTCGGGGTGGTCGTGGTGGTGTGCACGGTTATTTCGATCCGGCCCGGGGTGATGGCTTCGTCCATGCCGACGACGATCGCTTCGAGCGTCCAGCGCGTCGGATGAACCCGGACCACCGACCAGATCGCGCCGGTGTCCAGCCCGGCGAGCACCGGCAACCAGCCGGGGTCGACCGCCGTGTCGGCTTGCACCGGGTCAACGTGGGTGACGATGCGCGACAGGCGCCGCATGATCCGCCCGGCCAGGGCGTCCCCATCGGCCTGGTAGGCGAACGCCAGATCGGTGCGCGGGAAACCCAAGGCGTTGTCCCGAGCCCCGTAGGTGTCGACCGATGGTTGGTCGACGGCCTGGGCGACGTTCGGCCCGACGTCAGACACCGGCGTCCCCGTCGTCGAGCTCGGCGGTGTTCACGATCCCACCACCGAAGTTGACCTGCCCGGTCGCCGCGTCACCCTTGGGTCCTTGCGGTCCGGTCGCGCCGGTCGCCCCGGCCGGTCCGGTCGCGCCGGTCGCCCCGGCGGGTCCTTGCGGTCCGGTCGGTCCGGGGACGGTCGACGCCGGGCCGGTCGCCCCGGTGTCACCCTTGGGTCCGGCGGGTCCTTGCGGGCCGGTGGTCCCGGTCGGCCCGGACGGTCCGGGCGGTCCGGCAGGTCCGGCGGTCCCCCCGCTGCCGATCTGGTTGGCCAGGGTCACGATGTTGAGCAGCTGCGACATGTCGGCGGTGTAGGTGATCGTCGACGCCACCGCACCGGCGACGCCATGGTCGGCGCAATCAACCACCGTCGTCGCCGGGGTACCGGTGTCGAGCGGCCACACGCGCAGCCGGGGCAGGCCGTACAGGTCGGTGTCGAACGTCCACCCGGCGGACAGGGCGGTGCGGTCGAGTTCGTCGCGGGCTTTGACGTCGCGTGGTTTCTCGTCGCCGTGCAACATGACGTCGGGCGGGTAGACGAGGTGGCCGAGCCCGTAGCGCCATCCGGCGGCGGACAGCAGGGCGGCGAACCGGGCCGACGCCAACTCGGCGGGGCGCTGCCATCCGACCAGGGTCCGGTCCAGGTCGATGACATGGCCGAACGCCTGCATCGTGACGTAGCGGGGTGGGGCGCCGTGGGCGTCGACGATCTGTTCAATCTCGGCGGTCGCCCGCGGATACCAGCGCCACTCGGGATCGTAGAACCCGACGCGGACGGGGTCACCGACGAACGGGTGGTGATACATCGCCGGGGGGGCCAGATCCCATTTCGACCAGTCGGGGTCGTACCAGGTTGCGTTGAGTTCGAGCGCGTCGACGGTCGGGTTGCCGTCGTCGTTGCCGCG